CTTGCAAGGTGTAGATCGTCTGTATCCTTTAACGACGGTTATACTACCATCGCTCTTTGTACGCGGGTAAGGATGCACAGATACGATCTTTTTCCCTTTTTTTTTGTTTTAGCCATAATTTTTAAGATTATAGCATTAAACAACGCTGATTCACGACCAGCTGCCGACTGATTTTCAGCCAGTTTTTTTTAATTCAAGATACCTAAGAGCTTTTTAATCTATCATAAACTAGTAGGTATTGTGTTTGTTAGGAATAAAGAGAGGAGGTGACAGTATGTCAAAATAGACATACTGTCTAAAGCTTAATATCTGGCTCCTTTTGAACAATTGGCAAAGCAATTCATGGGTTGTAAATTGCGAATGCTATTTGTTCCTCCTTTAGCAATAGGTTTAGAATGGTCAACATTCCACCCTAATTCAGTGTACTTGCCATAAGAGCGTCGAAACATGAGATTGCCGTAACAATCTCTTCGATACAACTTAGGGTTCATGCCTCTAACTATAGAACCTTTGCTAAAAATAAGATCCAGAAGCTTTTCTGAGTAATTGCTCATAATAAAGCCTCCTCTTTTTTTTGTAACTATTGCAAGTTACATTACTATTGTCATCTCTATGACAAACTTCAAATAACTATACAATAATCAAACCGATATTTAGTGTTTTGAGAGAAATTAATACAAATTAAATTGTTTTTAATTTTTCATATTTCTATCTTTGTCCCACGTATTAGAATAAAGACGTAGAAGCGTTAAGATATTATCTCGTATTTGAAATCTGGACAATTTCAACCACTCGGGATGATAGACAAAGATGCCTCCTACGCCTATGTTGTTGTATTATTACCTTTAGGGGCAAACTATACACAATCATAAGGCGTGGGGCTGTTGTTTGTTATCGAGTGGTGGGCAGTCCAGAGCCTCAAATACGGTAACATCCAATAGTCCCCACGCTTCTTTTATTTAGAAACCACCGAACGAAGGGGGCAGGGAGGATAAAAGCAATAGATTTATGGTAACAAAAGTGAGATTTATGTATTTCTTATTGATGTACATAATGCTTATATTTTCATCATGCGGAGATGATGGAAATGAGGATTGGGAAAATGGAGATAAAAACACTTCGCAAACAGAGTTTAAACTCTCTCCACCGGATTGGTTGATAGGTACATGGAAAAATGGTGATGGACTAGGGATGTTAACATTTCAATGTACTAAAGACAATGTAATATATGGATTAGATGGCGCTTCTATGAATTTCGTTAAGCATGCCCAAGAAAGTGCCGCATTTTACAATCAATCCAATCCACCCTTAGGAGATGTAAAATTGTATGAGGAACTACGAGGTAATAATAATTACAAAGTCGTATTAAGTATAACCCAGATGGGGGTTGAGAACAAGATTTTTGTAGAGATATCCAAAATATCATCTACGGAAATATATATTAACACAGAAGAATATAATTCACAAACTAAATTCACCAAGGTAAGATGAGAAAAATACTATATGCGATAGCCTTTTTATTTTTAGTTGTTTCCTACTCCTATTCACAGGGGAGAACACAAGATGTTGTTTATCTAAAGAACGGTAGTGTAATCAGAGGTCTTATCATAGAGCAAGTACCAAACAAATCCATAAAAGTACAGACCAGAGACGAAAGTATCTTTGTCTATCAAATGGATGAGATAGAAAAATTAGGGAAAGAAGAGGATACATCTTATTCGTTTAAGAAAATATTAGGCCCTAAGAGGACTTATGATATTAAAGGGTATCGAGGATTTTTGGATTTGGGATATACTACGGGGGATGATGGATGTATCCAATTTACCACATCTCACGGATACCAATTAAATCCGTATTTCTTCTTCGGTGCGGGAACAGGAGTATCATATTTCACTGATAGTGAATCAGCGTTAATTCCCGTTTTCGCAGATTTACGAGGGAACTTTACCAATGGGCAGATAGTTCCTTTTATAGGATTAAGGATTGGTTATGCCATTGATGTCACTAGCGATTATGGTGGAAATGGTTTTTACTGTAATCCCTTTGTCGGTGTAAAATATATGCTTGGAAAACAATCAGCTGTTAATTTTTCCCTAGGTTATGGGTCACAAGCTAGGAGATATTCTTTTAGAGGGCATTCTTCTAGTAAGAGTATAGACGGATTTAATTTCAAGATAGGTATTGAGTTCTAATTGTAAATATTAATGTTGTAAAAATAAATCTATCGTAATACTATTTTGCGTAATATCAAAAGGAGAGTAATCATGAAACGTATCATATACTTATTAGCGATATCATGTTTCCTACTTATTTCTTGCCACGATGACGATCGTTTTAGTGTCGAAAATGTAGTTGGTAATAATACCTCTATCGTAGGAATGTGGCTTCGAGAAGCAGGCAAAGAACAAATGGTGTATGCGTTCTTTGAAGACGGGACTGGGTATGAAAAAACAACTGATAGAAGAAACAATACTGTTAGCGTAGATGGATTCACATATGAATTTGATCCAAATACGATGAGTATAGTTTTTGATAAGGAGTTTGATAATGCAATATACTCAGAGTGGACCGTGGAAATGAAAGGAAAATCTTATATGATCCTAACACATCACGGGATCTGGGACGCTGGACATGGCTTAACACATGAGGATACTTACTCATTCGAGCTATTCAGAATAATGGATGAGTAGACTAAACAGTAAAATTAAAAGATAAGCGGGATTAGATTTAGGCTAGTCCCGCTTTTGTTTTATCATATTTATTAACTTTTAAAAATTACGAGCATGAAAAAAGAAGAAAAGAAATTTGTAACAGAGTATCAAATCAATGGCAAAAAGTATGCCGGTGAAATATGGGCAACCTCATGGGAAGAAGCTGAAAGTTTTATAAAACAAAGAGCTTCTACCGAAAAGGTTGTTGGATTTATTCCTAAAGATTAATCATCTATATCACATCCATTTCTTATTGCATTTTTTTTGCAATCATTTTTATTTGCATAACCTTGTGTAGACGCACCTACTATTTCTCCATTAGGAGCTGTTCTTCGCCAACGCCATTTATTATTAGAATCTTGATAAAGAGTAGTCTTATCACGTCTTTGATTTGTTTTCTTTACCATAACATTAGATTTTAAAGTTTATTTTCAAATATAGCAATCTTATTTCTAAACAATCCTAATTAAAACTAAAACAATTTTAATGAGATTATATTGGGGGTATGGTTTGATTGCTGGTTTTGAACGAATTTATTATCTTTATAGAGTAAAAATCAGAGTGTTATGTTTGAGATGAATCATTTTAAATCTATTGATGAGTTAGTGAAGTTCTTCCCTACCGAGCAATCATGTATTGATTTTTTGGAGAGGCAGAGATGGGGCGACCATGTCGTGTCTCCGTACGATCCAGACTCAAAGGTTTATAAATGCAAAGGAAACCGATACAAGTGCAAGAATACGGGGAAGTATTTCAACGTCCGGACAAACACGATCTTCGAGAACACGAAAGTGTCGTTGAGGAAATGGATGTTGGCTTGCTATATCGTCATAAACGCTAAGAAGGGTGTCTCTTCCGTTCAGTTGGCTAAGTTCATTAACGTAACACAAAAGACGGCTTGGTTTATGTTGCAACGTATCCAAAATTGTTTCAATATAGATGCCAGCCAATGTCTAAACGGAGAGGTTGAGGTAGATGAGACTTATATAGGGGGATTGAATAAGAATAGGCATAGTAGTAAGAAGGTAAGAAACGCAAGAGGCAGGAGTTGTAAGGACAAGGTTCCGGTATTTGGTATGCTGCAACGAGAAGGCTTTGTTATAGCTAAGGTTGTTAGCGATACGAAAGCCGGAACCTTGATCCCGATTATAAATGATGTTGTATGTCCGGGATCTACAATCTTCTCGGATGAATGGCAAGCTTATAGAAACTTAGATCCTAATCTATACGATCACGGTGTTGTCTATCATAAGAAAGGCGCTTACGTCATTGGGAATAGACATACTAATACGATCGAAGGATTCTGGGGACACCTAAAAAGAACATTGAAGGGTGTCCATCATTGGGTATCTAGGAAACATCTGCAAAGATACGTGGACTCATCAGCTTTTAGGTATAATACCAAACATCTTTCCGAATGTGAAAGATTCGACGTACTTTTGCAAAATATCGGACACCGATTAAGGTATTCACAGTTAAACTAATGCGATGGAAAAAATAGACAATAAGATTAAGTATGAAGGAGAATTAGACCTTAATGGTTTAAAGATTCCTTGTTATGTGTTAGAGGATGGAAGAAGAGTGTTATCTACTACGGGCATGCAAAACGTTTTAGGGCTTGACGATCCTAATGATAGATCGGGTACAAAATTAGTAAAAATACTATCTTCTAAGGCTATAAATGATTGTATTCCAGATGGTTATTTATCGGTAAAAGATAAGTCGTTTCCTTGTTTTAACGGAAATAGAAAAATAATGGCTTATGAAGCTACAATATTACCTGATATTTGCGAAATCATGCTTAATGCTAGAGATTGTGCATTAAGCAAAAAAACATCTTTAGGTGTCAATCAACAAACAGTCATAAATAGATGTGATATAATTGTTAGGGCACTCGCAAAAGTTGGTATCATAGCATTGGTAGATGAAGCCACAGGGTATCAAGAAGACAAGAATAGGGCGAAAGACGAACTACAGAAATTCCTGAATCAATTCCTTACAGAAGAGGCGAGTAAATGGGTGAAAATATTTAATGACAGTTTTTTTGAAATGATTTACAAGATGAGGGGATGGGATTGGGAGAATATACATAAGAGACCCGCTGTTGTTGGCCAGTGGATCAATGATATTGTTTATAAAAGACTTGGACCGGGAGTTCTTGAAGAACTTAAAACAAGGAATCCTAAAAACGATAAAGGACATAAGTCTAAGAAAGATCACCAGTTTTTATCAGAAGATCTTGGCAAGCCTAAACTAAAAGAACATTTAGCTGCAATAGAGGCCCTGGGAAGAGCTTCGGGTTACGATTGGGATAAATTTAAGGAAATGTTAGACAGGGCGTTTCCAATACAAGATAAATTGTATGATAAGATAATGAGGGGAGAATGTGGAGATCCGAACATAGAAGAAGATATGAAAGGAATAGCTAAAGGTATATTTAGCTATAATCCAAAAATAGATCCCCGTGATCCTCTTTTTCGGAAAACTCTTTCTTGGAGCGTTAAAAAAGAAGGAAAGGGAAAGAAAAATGAGAAAAACGATTGAATAATAAAAGGATACATAATCATGTGTCCTTTTATTGTTTTAGAGATAGTGCAAAGTAGTATATAATTACCTAAATTTATAAAGGGTAACTACTATAGGATAAAAGGTTTAAAATCTTCTACGGAAATAGAATGGGTTTTAGAAAATGTTGAAGACAAGGAAGTCACACTTGACCCTTTTGAATAATAGAATGGATGTCTAATTGCTAAAAAAAACAAGATGATGAAACGATATATTATTTTTTTATTAGGACTGTTGATCTTGGGTGCTTGTGCGAATGATGAGTATTTGACTCAAAGAACAGAAGTGAAAGAAGGTATTCCTACAGTAGTGAAATTATCTGTGGGGGCGGGTATTAGTGATCAGATTGAGACGAAGTCTTTTTTGGATAGTGATGTTTCTGATTTATATGTGTTTTCTTTTAAAAAGAGTACTGATGAGTTTTTAGCCGCTCAAAAGTATAAGGACCTTTCTGGAACTACTATATCTTTCTCTACTCTGTCTGGAGAGCAACAGATTTTTGCGATAGCGAATGTGAACTATGATATGTTTCCGGGACTTTCGGAACAATTGGAGGAGTGGTTGACAAAGAATCCCTCAAAATCGGAGTTGAAATCCCTTTTAGCGGATATTGGAGGTGATAATGCGGTCCAGTTCGCGAATACGACTTCATTGGTGAGTGGATTATGGAAAAAGGATGATGATACACAAGATTATTGTACGGTCAAAGAGGACGGGACGTTAGTAGAGAAAGGCCGAATTATCTTAAAGCGAGTAGCGGCCAAGGTGAGCTTTAAGATTACGGTGGCAGAGGGACGGGAGTTCCATTTGAATAGTTACCAAGTTTGTGAAGTTCCTAAGCAGGTAAGCGTATGGGAAAATGCTACCTTAGGGGCGATGGGTAGTTATTCAACACCGGAACTGACCATATCCAAAGATATAGGTGTAGTCGTTTTCTATATGCCTGAAAATATAGCTACAGGAAAAGAGGGCTGTAATACCGCGGATGCCCGAGAACAACTATCGAAGGGTTCTTTAAGACACTCAACTCCAGAACAACGAGAATTCACATATGTTGATAAGCCTGCTACGTATGTGTTGCTAAAAGGTTCTTATTACGAAAAAGAGGGTGATGGGAAAGAAACCAGTGCGGAGGTTGTATATTGCGTCCATTTAGGTTTAGGAGCGGGGAGTGGCGATGGGGTTGATCATACAGATTTCTCAACCAATCGTAATACGAATTATACATACAATATCGAGGTAAGAGGGGTTAACAGTATAATGACGGAAGTTACTGCTGATAATAGTAATGTTTGGCGGCAAGAAGGAGATGTTACGATTTCGGGAGAAGGAAGATCAATGCTATTAGACGCTCATTTTGAGGTAAGAAAAATCCGGTTCAGTAAAACAGATTTTAAGACTACGGATTTA